TAGGTCCTTGCTCCGGCAGGCATCTCTTATGAGAAGACCGCGCAGGCGTCTCCGTCTCCTACGGACGCCGAGCTGGAGAACGGTGGAAACTGGACTCTGGTCAACTCCGGCGAGAGCGTAGCCGCAAACCGCACCTACATCGACCACAGGGCTGTTCCGATCATCCGTATCCTGTCCCTGTAATCGACCACACACCTCTCCCTCGTCAAAAGCGGGGGAGAGGATTATCCAAGAGAGGACATTCCAATGACCGAAGCCGAAAAGATAACCCGAATAAGAGCGTTTCTTCCGTCCAATGCCGTTATAGCCGACGAGACATTGTCCACGTTCCTTGCCTCCGCAAGGGACGAGATAATCTCGTGGATGTACGGCGGGCGGGCGCAGGCAGCGTTTATTACGGATGTCCCCTCGCGGTATGAGAACGTGCAGTGCATGGCGGTCGTGTCAGGTCTTACCCTTATCGGCGGCGTCAACGAGACAAGCCACAGCGAGAACGGCATCAGCCGGACATTCCGATATTCCGACATGGTGGACTACATCCACAACCATGTATATCCGATTGCGGAGGTGCGTTAAATTGTTCACCCTGGAGAGTAACAAACGCGCAACATATTATGCCAAATTCCTCGGCAAGACGGAGCGCAGAGACGCAAGCGGTTTTCGTACCCTTGATTATTCGGGCGAGTACGGAACACCGACCAAACTCATGTGCAATGTCGCTGACCGCACGGGCAATCCGCAGATAGACGCATTCGGAATAGATACGGATTATTCCGTCCAGATCATTGCCGACCTTCCTTTGGTGCTTGCCGAGGGCGACATCATGTGGATCAAGGAAAAGCCTGCCAGCGGCAAGCCTGCTGATTATGTAGTCATAAAGTCAACGACCACGCTGACCCATGCGATATACGCCTTGAGGGAGCGCACAAAGAAGTGGAACACCGAATAACCATCCAGCTTACGCCCGAATCCATTCAAGCCGCGATACAGCAGGTCCAGGATTATAAAACATGGCTTGAGCAGAAGTGTACCGAACTTTCGGCGCGGCTTGCGGATATGGGTCTCAAAAGCGCACAGGCGATAGCGGCTGGCGCGTCCCTCGAGTATTTCTCATTGGCAGGCACGGACGCGGACGGACGCAAAATATGGGAGAAGTTTTCCGTCCCGGCAGATGTTTCATTTAAGGTCGAACCGAGTGAAAACGGTTTCCGTGTAGTAGCAGACGGGGCTGACATCTGCTTCATAGAGTTTGGTGCAGGCGTCTATCACAACGGCGCTGAATCGTATCCCGGCGAGAGACCGCCCGGCATTGTCGGTATCGGTCAATGGGGAGCTGGACACGGTATGCAGGATTGGTGGTGGGTAGTTGATAAACTTGGCACTAACGGCACTCCGACCATGAAACCCATGTGGGAAGCCGCCTATGAGATGCGAAGCCGCATAGAGGAAGTAGCGAGAGAGGTATTCACATCGTGATAACCGAAAACGAAATCCTTACAAGAGTAGCCAATGCAGTAGACGCGCTCGGACTAAACGCGTACTGCACATCGGTCTATGAGCCGTTTCCGCCGCACTTCCCCTGTGTGTACGCCCGAATGACGGACAAGTACCCCGTCAGACGGCATATCGACCTTGACTACACGGATAATCAGAACAATGTCACGTTCACGGCAGAAGTTTTTGTGCAGAAAACGGATGGTGGGAAAGAGAAAGCGGACGCCATTATGGACACAATAACGGACGCATTCCGCAGAATGTACTTTATCCCGACCATGCGCTCTCCTGTGGATAACGGCGACCCTGCCATCTACCGCATTATGTCCCGATACAGGCGAGTTATCGCCTCGGGCGACATACTTCCCCCGGAAGGAGAATAAGACATGAAATGTCCTTATTGCAGACGCGAAATACCTGACGGCGCAGCCAAGTGTCCCAAGTGTTTCGCGGCGATCCCTACAAGAGAATCACAAAAAACAGATAAAACCAAGAAAGGAAAACAGGAGGTAAAAAAAGATGCCTAATAACGCAGTAAACAGCCCCGGCAGTAAGGTGTCATGGGCGGTCGAAACCGTCGCTGGCACTCGCCCCACCACAGGCTTCAAACAGCTGAAGGGCGTGACCGCCGTTCCGCCTATTGCGAACGATCTTCCCACGCATGACGTCACCCCGATTGACGCCGCAAACCGTCACTACATCATGGCGCTGCCTGATCCGGGCGGCACGATAGGTCTGACCGTCAATGACGCGAAGGACTTCCGTGACAGTTTCGACGAGATGAAGACCGCCTACGATGCCCTTGCCGATGGCAAGCGTCTGTGGATACAGATCAGCTACCCGTCCGGCTCGGAGCTTGACAGCTTCTTCTTCCCGGCTGACACGGGCGATCTCGGTTTCGGCGGTATCGACGTAGACACCCCTCTGGGTAATACGCTGAACTTCGCAGTTACCGGCGACTTCACCTGGGCGACGGCAGTAGACCCCACCTGATAAACCATCAACGCGCCTGCCTCGCTTAATGCGGGGCGGGCAATTCCCAAAAGAGAGAGAAAACCCCACGGGGGGAGAAAGGCAGACCATTCCAATGGCAGAAAGAATACAGGAAATCAGACTTAAAGACAAGAAATACAACAAGGAGTACATCCTTGATTTCAGCCTCGACACTATCGCATACCTTCAGGGCGTGGGCTTTGACTGGTCAGAAATAGAGAGCAAGAGCGCGATCATGATACCGCTTCTGTGGTTTGGCGCTTTCAGGCGCTATCAGCCCAAGGTAAGCAAGAAAGAGACCGACGATATGCTCGAAGAGATTGGCGGTATGAGTGCCGCCGTGATACAGCGGCTTCGTCAGCTCTGGGAGCAGGCGCTTGACGCACTTGTTGCCGATGGTGACGAGTTAAAAAACGAGAATTGGGAGATGACCCTGTAAGCGATCCGTCTCCCGACGAAAGAGTGAAGAAACTGCTCGGTTTGATGTATCCGTCACTTAATATCAAACCGAGCGAAACGATAAACTACCGTGAGGTTTTCACGGAGTTATGCCCCAAGTACATGGCATATGGCGCGACCTACGAGGACTTCTGGTTTGGCGACACGTTTAAGCTGAAAATGCTTCGTCTGGCACACAGGGAGCGCGAGAAGGACGCCAATATGCAGATGTGGCTACAGGGGCAGTATAACTATCATGCCGTCGCGGTTGCGCTCTACAATGCGTTTCTTCCGAAAGGCAGAAAAGCGATGCAGTACCTTGACCGTCCGTTTGACATCTACGGCGTAAGCGAAGATGAAGCGAAGAAACGGGCAGAAGAGGAAGCGAAGCGGACACAGGAAGCCTTCCGCAGATGGTCGATAGCCCTAAAACACAAGCGAGAAAAAGAGCATGGCACAGGAAGCAGTAGTTGACACTCTAATAATAGGCGTAGAAACCTCGTCGAAAACGGCGTCGGCTGACCTCGACAAGGTTCTCGGAAGCCTGTCGCGCCTTGAAACGACGGTGGGGAAACTTTCTGCCGCCGTGAATGAACTCGTAACTATTTCAAGATCGGCACATGGTGGGCTTGAGAATGTTACAGACGGAGCGACAGACGCGGCAAGCGGCACGCAAAAACTCGCTGCCGCAGCTAAATCGTCGTCCAGCCGCGTCAAGTATTTAAGTGCGGCTCTTAAAGGGGCAAAGAGCGGTTTCAAGGGCTTCATAGACAAAGTTAAGAGCGCGACACAACATTCCGGCACGTTCTTTTCGTCAATCATGCGTATAGCCAAGTATCGTGTGATTCGTTCCGCACTTCGCGCCATAGCATCAGGCTTCAGCGAAGGCGCACAGCGTATGTATGAGTTTGCTACGCTGCACGGCATGGATTTCGCCGGGAACATGGACAGACTCGCATCGAGCCTTGACTTCTTGAAGTCCTCGCTTGGTGCGCTTGTTTCGCCCCTGGTAAACCTCGTCACCCCCGCGTTTGAACACGTCATAGACCTTGTGGCTGAACTTGCCAATAACGTAGGCTGGCTTATTGCCACGCTCACCGGGCAGAAGTTTGTCCCGGCTATCAAGCGTCAGACGAAGGCATTTGAAGACTCTGCCGGGTCTGTCGAAAAAGCCGTCCGTCAGCTTATGAGCTTTGACGAACTGAATGTAATCAACACACAGAAGGGCAGAGGTGGAAGCGGTGTAAGTGTCAGCGCAGACGAATACTACGGCGAGCGCGAACTCTCCGACTTCTTCAAACAGATAAAGTCATACATCGAAAGTCAGGAGTGGAGCTCACTCGGCAAACTCCTCGGCGACAAAGTCAATTCACTTGTAGATGGAATAAATGCCGCCGATCTTGGCACAAAGCTCGGTGCAAAGGTCCAGGGTGCGCTTGCGACTCTCCGCTCGTTTGTCGAGACTACGAATTGGTGGAACATCGGAGCGACCGGGGCATCCTTCATAAATAATTTCATCTCGCAAATCAACCCCGAAGACCTTGCCTACGCGCTGACATCGAAGCTCCGCATAACTGTCGAGACCGCGCTCGGTTTTGTGCAGACCCTTGATTGGGAAGGTCTTGGAACGGCTTTCGGCGAAACCCTTGCAAGCATTCTCGGCGACGTTGAGCTGTGGGGAAATCTTGGGACGCTGATAAACAGTATCGCGAAGGGGCTCTCCACCGGCATCCGCAAGGCGATTGAAAAGATAGACGCTGGACAGGTGCTTGACTCTATCGGCACGTTTTTCAAGAATCTTGGCTGGGAAGGTGCATTGTTCCTTGCAATGCCGGTGCTGACAAGTGCTTTTACATCCGTATTTGCGCTTGCGATCAAGAGTGCATTTGCCTCCAAACTCGTAACAAATGCCGTAGCCAATGGTTTGAGTGGCGCTGCCGGTACAGCCGGTACAACTGCTGCTGCCGGTGGCAAGGCTGCTGCGGCAGGTGGGTCGGGTCTTGGTCTTGCTTTTGCCGGTCTGGGCACTTATGCCACGGTAAGAGCGACAATGGGCGAGAACAAGAACGACATCGCACGGATGAACAGCAAAACCGCTTGGGGCAATATGTTTAGAGAAGGCGGAAAGCAATTCGGCGATGGTGCATCGGAAAAACTTGGCAAGATAGGAGAATTTGTCGGAGTTGCATTGAGCAATAGCGCTGGGGGCGCGGCATCCGGGTACAAGGGCATAGACACGCTGTTTACGTTCTTTGAAAACGGCGGAATGGATATGTTCGACGTGGAGATAGGGAAAAGCGATGCGTCCGTTAAGAATTTGCAGAAAGACATCGTCCGTATCGGCACGACCGATGTCGACCCCAAGAACGTACTTAACTTCCGTGGACAGCTTCAGTACACGGGTAAAGAGGCTTCCGAAGCCGCTCTCCGTGTGCAGAACATCGGGCGAGTCCGCATAGAAACGAACAACGTAGACGCATATGCAAGCGCTGTCAGCCGCATAGCAAACAGCACGGGAACGTGGCACAGCAATCTGAAGAAAATCAAAGACCTCGGATCGTTCAAGGCGACGCTGTCACAGGGCACGATAACCGCGAGACAGGGCGCGGGCATGATTTTCGAGATGTACGGCAAGGGCGGTATGCCGGACCAGGGCACGTTGGCTCTCGTCGGCGAGAACGTGGGCGACACCGAAATCCTCGGTAACGTGAACGGACGCACGGGCGTTGTCGGCGGTGCGGAAATCACGGGCATCTCTGATGCGGTTTACGAATCGTCTGCGCGTGAGATGGAACTGATACGCGAGCAGAACAATCTGCT